AAAAAGAGAAGTTGTTATTGATACTTTAATTCAGGACCATAATGAATTGCAAATTGAATCTAGCAAATATAATGGAGAACATCAAATTTCTGTTGCCACACCAAGTTCTTTTACTTATAATTTACCACAATTTCCTGAATCTGTTTCATATGGATCTTCGACATCTTTAATAAGTTATGAGACAACATCTTCTTCGGCATCTGGACCGATTGCAAAATTTGAAATAAAGAATAGAGGGCAAAATTATTACTCACTACCAGGAATCACAACAATAGTGAGTGTTTCTGGATCAAATGCAATCGTAGAACCTTCTAGCAATAGTATTGGTAAAATCAAAAGAACAAAAATATCTGATATTGGGTTTGATTTTTCTTCAGATAATACAGTTAGACCTACAGTATATCTTCCACAAATTATAAAAGTAGATCCTTTGGCATCATTTGCTTCAATTGGAATTTCTTCGGCTGGAAGAGGATATAGTTCTGCACCAAAATTAATTGTTATTGACGGTAAAACTAAAAATATTGTTCCAGAAGTTGATTTGAGATATTCATTAGGTGATACTCAAGTCACAATTTTAAAAAATGCTTTTGGAATTAATAATTCTTTACCAACAATTCTTCCTACAGAAAATACAAATGGTGTCGGTATTAATTCTATTAGTTTTAACAATTCGACTAAAAGTGTAACTGTTAGATTATCTGTAGGATTTAGTACGGCAAATTCATTCCCATTTCAAGTTAATGATAAAGTTCTAATTGAAAATGTAAGTGTGGGAGTCGGATCCACTGGAAAGGGATATAATTCTAAAGACTATAATTATAATTTGTTCACACTTACTTCTGTAACTCCAAATTTAGGTGGAATAGGATCTGTAAGTTATAGTCTTGCTGAATTTTTAGATGCATCAGAAATTCCTGGAAATTATGATTCAACCAATTCATCTGGAAGAATTATTCCACAAAAATATTTCCCAACTTTCAATCCAATTTTGTCTAAAAATAATTTTTTAACCGGTGAAACAGCAACATCAGATTCTTCTACAGGAATAGTTGAAAATTGGGATCCAAAAAACAATTTACTTACCATAAGTTCAAACGATAATTTTTATTCTGGATCTATTATTAAAGGATTTACTTCTAAAACTCAGGGAAATATAACTTCTATTGAAAGAACAGATTCTTTCTTTGAAACAGGAGCAACTTCTAAAGTTGAAAGGGGTTGGCAGATTAATGCAGGATTTTTGAATGATAATTTGCAAAAAATACAAGATAGTTTTTATTATCAAAATTTCTCATATTCAATAAAATCAAAAATAGATTATGATACTTGGAATGATGTAGTAAGTACACTGAATCATACTGCAGGATTTAGAAAATTTGCCGATTATCAATTAGAGTCATCTTCTCCACAATCTTTGTCTGTAGGAATTTCTACAGATTTAACATCTTTTGAAATTTTGAATAATATTGTTGGTAGTGCAAATTTAAACTGTGTTTATGATTTTGATTTAGTAAAAGAGAATTCTTTACAAATTGGCAATTCATCATTTTCTGACGAAATTATATTTGCAAGTCGAATTCTTACCGATTATCAAGAATCTGTAGGAAATAGGGTGCTTTCGATTGATGATATTAGCTCACAATTTAATAGTAATCCAAGAGCAACTCGTTATTCAGATATTCATAGATTTAAATTATCGGATGCAAGAGTACAAAAATATCTCATATACGTAAAAGATCAGAGATATACTGATGAAAGGCAATGTGAATTTGTCACACTTTTGCACAATGATGCAACTGGGTTTTTAAATCAATATGCAAAGGTTTATAGTGTCAATGATTTGGGATCCTTCGATTTCAGTATTCAAGGTACTGATGGGATATTAGAATTTTATCCAATAAAATATATTATAAACGATTATAACGTTTCTATCATTGCTTATAATGTAAAAGGTGTTTTGTCTGGTGTTAGTAGTGCAAATTATGGTGGAATTGTAAATATAGTAGGAACAAGTGTATCCTCAGTTTCGGTAGGATCCACTTGTACAATTGTAAGTATTGCGAATACATATACTTCGGCAAAAGTTTTAGTTGAAATTAGTGCAAGTAATGGGCAATATGAATTTGATGAGTTGAATATCATTCACGATGGGTCAAATATTCAATTTTTAGAATATGGACAATTAACAAATAATTCTGTTCTCCCATATTCAAGTTCTGGACTTGGTACCTACAACCCACATTTTTCTGGTTCAAATCTAGTTGTTGATTTTATTCCAAATACTGGACTAGCAGTAACCTGTAATACTTTACACATCTCGATTGCAAATACATCATATACTGGTGTAGGAACTTTTGACATGAAGTATTCATTGTTAGAAGCAAGAACAACTTCAATTGCATCATCAACATCTCCAATTGCGACTCCGGTTGGACAATATGTTAATATTAACAGTGATAATTTTGATTATGACTGTGCTCATTTCTTGGTTCAAGCATCAGACACTATAAACAATCATCACCAATTATCTGAAGTATTAGTTTTTCACAATTCTACAGATACTTTTATTACTGAATTTGCAAATATAGAAACTGCATCTGGACTTGGAACAGTTGGAGTGTCCAGAACAGACACATATACAAAAATTACCTTCACTCCAAATCCAAATATTGAAGTTCAGGTAAAATCATTTATGAATGCACTGCAAATTGCAGATGAAGCAAGTGATATTACAAAAATTGATTTAACAAATTCTTCTATAATCACAGATAGTAATACTTATGAAGGAACTGAACGAAGCATAAAGAAAGATTTTAATATTCAACATAAAAATGATAATATATTCCGAAGAAATTTTGATGGAAGCGACCCATTAATTGTAGATGTGCTGAACAATACAATAACACTTCCAAACCATTTTCTGGTAAGTGGAGAAGAAGTTGTATATTCACATGCAGGGGCAGGATCAACTCAGGCAATTGGAATTGCAACAACTAGTTTTGTGAGTGTTGGCAGCACTGATAAGTTGCCAGCAACGGTTTATGTTGTAAAAGTAAGTAGCAATTTGATAAAACTAGCTTCTAGCGCTCAAAATGCATTAAAATCAATTCCAGAAGTTCTCAATTTTACTTCTGTTGGTATTGGATCTTCCCATACCTTTAATGCAACCAATCAAAATGCAAAAGTTATTGTTGCTATTGATAATTTAATTCAATCTCCTGTTGTATCCAGTGCGATTACGTCCGCACTGTCTAAACAACTTTTAATATCTGAAGATATTGCATATTTGACAGGAATTACATCATTTTTTGGTGGAGATTTAATCAAAATTGATGATGAGATTATGAGAATTGATGGTGTTGGAATTGGATCCACAAATGCAGTTCTTCTTAAGAGACCTTGGTTGGGAACTACTGTTGTAGGACATTCTACAGGTTCTCTGATTACCAAAGTAGTCGGAAATTACAATATTGTAGACAATACTCTAAACTTCTCCGAAGCTCCATATGGAAATATTCCATTAAGTTCACCTACAAACGAACCAGATGAAATAGATTGGACTGGAATATCAGTATCTTCCACTTTTCAGGGAAGAGTATTCTTAAGATCAGGAACTCCAAATTCAAGTGATGAAACATATCACAAAAATTATGTTTTTGATGATATTTCTAACAAGTTTAATGGTAGTGAAAGTGATTTTACTCTTACTTCAAGTGGATCCAGTGTGACTGGAATTAGTAATGAAAATGCGGTTATTTTAATTAATGATATTTTCCAAGGACCGGGATTAAATGCAGATTATACTTTATCAGAAAATTTAGGAATTACAAGTGTTAGTTTTACTGGAACGGCATCATCAGTTTCATATGATGTAAATGTCTCAACTCTTCCAAGAGGTGGAATTATTGTATCTGTTGGATCAACTGGAGGGTTTGGATACCAACCACTAGTTTCTGCTGGTGCAACTGTTACGGTTTCTGTTGCAGGAACTATTTCAGCAATTAGCATTGGAAATAGTGGTTCTGGATATAGAGGACAATCAACATATGAAATACTTGTTGATACTTCGCATCCAATAGGAATAGGATCAACCACAATTTACTTAGAAAGTAATAATAGTGTTTTTAGTCTTTTAAGTTTACTTAATACTGGATCAAATTGTAGTATTGGTGTTGGAACATTTATTGGAATTGGTAGTGTTATTACTTCTATTGGGTCAACTTTTGTTCAAATAGGATCCGCATCAACAAGTCAATATGCTATTCCATCTGGAACACAAGCAGTTGTTAAGATATCCAATCCACAAATTGGAATTGTTAATGTTGGTGTTGGTAATAGTTCTGTTGGTGTCACCACAATTACTCATGTTGGTTATGCCACAATTATCTCTGGAAGTATATCAACAACGGTGACGATCACTAATCCTGGATCTGGTTATACAACTACAAATGCTCCCTTCGTAATTATTGATGATCCACTTTCATATTCAGAAATACCATTAGTTTATAGTGCTTCTTCAGTTTCTGGAAATGGTGTTAATGCAACTGCAAGTATTGTTGTAGGGCAAGGTTCAAGTGTAATTGATTTTGAAATTACAAATCTTGGATATGGATATGGACAGGAACAGATTTTAACTGTTGCAATTGGTGGAACAACAGGAATTCCAACTACAGGATCTGCATCTTTTAGAGAATTTCAACTTTCAATTCAAGAAACATATGCCGACGAATTTTCTGGATGGTCAATTGGTGAATTACAAGTTCTTGATAATTATGATGCATTGTTTGATGGATCTAGAACAGAATTTCCAATCACAGTCTCTGGAAGTCTTATTTCAATTCGTTCTGCACCAGGATCACCTGTAGATGTTCAGGATGTTTTATTGATTTTTATTAATGATATTTTACAAATACCTGGAGGTGGTTATACTTTTACTGGTGGAAGTGTTATTACATTTACAGAGGCACCAAAAGCAGGAGACACTTCAAAAATACTCTTCTATAAGGGAAGTGGTTCTATTGATGTAATAGCAAGAAATATTTTAGAAACCGTGAAAGAAGGTGATGATTTAACAATTGGTTATGATCCTTCTACTGGACAACCAGCAACTTTTCAAGAAGATGAAAGAACTGTTACTAGTGTTACATCTACAAATACTGTTGATACACTTCCATATTTTGGACCGGGTAACACAAGTGATCCAAATTTATTGAGACCAGTTGTTTGGTGCCGACAAACCGAAGATAAAATTATTAATGAACAAATAATTGGAAAAAATAGAATTCTATATGAACCTCTGATTTATCCAACGGCATATTTAATTAAGTCTGTTGGAATTGGTTCTACGGTCATTTATGTCGATAACATTCGTCCATTCTTTAATCCAATTAATGAAAATAATGTATCTCTAAACTTCCAAAAAAATATTACATTAATATCTCAAGATGGTAGAGTTGGAGCAACTGCAACTTCTATAGTCTCTTCTGGTGGAACAGTTACTTCAATTGTCATTAGTGATGGTGGAGTCGGATATACAACCACACCAACAGTATCAATTTCTCAACCGATTGGATTTGGGACAACAGCAGCACAAAATACTGCTCTTGCAACTGCAACCATATCTGGTGGAGTTGTAACAGGAATTGCAGTTACATTTGAGGGAAGTGGGTATATATCTACTGCTGTTCCACAAGTATTAATTGAATCTCCGACTTTTGTTTATGAAGATGATGCTGTAATTTCTTATGAAGGAGATTTTGGAATTATATCTGGAATTTCAACAACTTCTGTAGGGGTTGCTTCAACTGGATTAGTATTTGATTTATTAATTTCACCAAATTCATTTTTAAGAAATTCATCAATAACTGGAGTTACCACAATTAGTGGAATACAAACAGGATATTATTTTGTTATATACAATTCTAATGTTGGTTCTGGAGTAACTTCACTCAATTCTTTAGGATCAACTGTTGGAATTGGATCAACTTTCCTGGATAATGTGTATCAGGTGGCAGCAGTTTCAATAGCACAAACTTCTACAGTTGGATTTGGTATTACTTATGTTGCAAAAGTGACAGTAAGTGTCTCTAGTTATAATGGACTATCTGGAATTGGTTATAGCAATTTTTATGGTGAATTTAGTTGGGGAAAAATCAACCTTTCATCTAGATCTAAAGAAAATTCATATGGCGCATACACTAATAATGGATTTACTGGAATTTCAACAGGATCAATTGCATCTAGAAAAATTCCATTAAAATATTTGAACTATATTTCATAAATAGATAAAAACTATCATAAAATGGCAGCAATTATAACTGATCAAATTCGAATTTTGAATGCAAAGAATTTTGTTTCTGGAATAAGCACTGGAACAAACTCTTATTATACATTTATTGGTCTCCCAAATCCAACAGATTTTCAATCAGATTGGGATACAAGTCCTCCTTCACCAAAGGACAATTTTAATGAGGAGAATAATTATTGGGATACAATGATTGCATTGAAAAAAATTAATGCAAGTGATGCCCGATTGGTGATTCAAAGAAGATTTTGGTCTTCTGGAACTGTTTATGATATGTATCGTCACGACTATAGCAGTTCAAATACGGCTCCAATATCGGGAGCAACTAATTTATACTCAGCAAATTATTATGTAATCAATAGTGATTATCGTGTTTATATCTGTTTACATAACGGAATTAGTCCAGATAATCCTA